GTTTCCAACAGAAAAAGCACACGACGTATATGGAGTCGACGAAACGCTAAACGCCCTTTATATTAACGGGTCTTCGGTATCTTTAAGTGGTACCTTAACGACCACTTCATCTTTTCCAAATTGGGACAGTCAGGGCTGGCACTTCGGGTACGGCGACGCGTCTGGGTCAATATCGGGACCCGCGGGTACGTTTATGGGAAACATGATTTTTTATGAGGATTTTAATCCAGGTCTATTTACGTATGGGTATAATGACGGTCCACCAACCGAGTGTTTATCCGTTGGTGGAGATGCAGTTATAGAGAATAAATTGGGTATAGGAACAACGTCACCATCTTATAAACTCCATGTTATAGGCGATATATATGCATCTGGAAATGTTACAGCATATTCAGACATTAGAAATAAGAAAAATCTTAAAACTATAGAAGATCCAGTTTCTAAAATAGAAAAAATAAATGGGTATACATATGAAAAAGATGGTATAGCATACACGGGTTTAGTTGCCCAGGAATTACTCGAAGTGTTACCGGAAGCTGTATCTGGTTCAGAAGAATTAGGGTATGGTATAGCGTATGGGAACATGGCAGGTATATTTGTAGAAGCTATAAAAGAACTTAACTCGAAAATAAAAACACTTGAAAAAGAAATTAACTACCTCCGCCATCACCAGCACCATCAGTGTTAATAGTTTTATTCACAAAACTACTCAAACTAATTTCACCAGATGAAGGTGTTGAACTTCCATCTGTAAAAGATATACTATATAACTCAGACATGCTATGAGGTTCTGTATCTTGAAGTATAGTGTTTAATATATTATATAAATCTGGTGAAGAACCAACCGACATTTATTTATATAATATAATATAATATAATGACAAATGTACCATATAGTCTTGGTAAAAAGATAGAAACGTGTAAAAGAGGTCCTATATACACAGATAAACCATGGAAAAGACCCACACAAGATATGTACAATATATGGTTAACAGAATTGAATAAGTATAGTACACCCGTAGATACAAACATGTATGTATGTGGTAAATTTATCGAAAATCAAGAAGAAACATGGGACATAGACATCATACTCAGTGATCCATTATTATCCGAAAATGATATAGATAAATTATTAAAAATACGCGATTTTATGATATATGCTATGCAAATTGGTCACGACCTAGATTTATTCATTGATATGAAATTTTATATACCGTATAAAGAAGATGGTACTTTTTGGTATTCACCCGATGATTATATAGAAAATGGTAATATGAATTGTAAAATAATATCAGTATTTACAGACACTATAGTGAACAATAAAACATTACGACGCGAACAAAATATAATTACATCCAAAGAACTGGCTACAGATTTATATTTAATAGAACGTGAAGTTCCATCGAAAAAACATATCGAACGAATACAAAACAATATTAACTATTATGAACCCATTTTCGTAAAACGTATTTAATTTACCATTCTGGAAAAGGTCACAATGGTAGAAAGTTTTTACTTTACTTTCGTGGAAGTGAATCCATGATCGCGAGGGCAATAACACCCGCGATGAAAAACATTACGACGTAATTACACTCGGTATCTTCTTCTCTACCAGTAGAATTTTTTCGATTCTCCTGGACTGGGACTGATACCTGTTGTGAAGGTCTCGGCCTTTCAATAGGATCTTCATCTAAAGGACAATACCCTATCATTTATACTATATTTTACAAATTAATTTCGACCGATTTTTTCTTTCGACCACGTTTAGTCTTGGACTGGGTAACTTTCACTTCACGAACGTCACCGTCTTCAACGTCACCTGTATCTGGTGCTTCTGCAATATCCGAAATATCGTCGTCATCGTCATCATCTACACTCGGTGGTTCCTGTGGTTTAATACTCGTCGTATTCATAGGTGGTGTTGGTGGCATCATAATGTTACCCATAAGACTCGAAATGTCGAACCCTGGTCCCTGCATTTCGTGTCGCTCACCGTTTTCGGGTGTACCCTGTTGCTGAGATTTTGGAACCGTGTTCTGAACCGCGGTCATCATGTTCTGAACAAGTCCCGGATTTTGTTTAATCACATCGTTCATGTTTGGCATGACCGATTTAAACATACTATTCGTCAAATGGAACATCATAGCTGAACCACCAAGCATCATAATGAGTTTAATTTCTGGGGCAACGTGCATTTTAGATCTATATTTTACATATAACTCCTCAAACACTTCATCGTAATCGTCCACGTTTTCCATAACGTTTTCGGACCAACCGTCGAGTTGAATTTCAAATGGATTATACTTTTTGTTCATAAACTCAAGACCAGTTGTACACGCAATAAGCATACGTCTCGAAAATTTAATAGATTTATCTACATCTATACTATACGTTATTCGTTTTACTTCACTTCTAAGTTCGTCTATAGGGGAATAGGCATTTAAACGTTTGTTCACAGTAAACCCCTTTTTTTCCAAACGTCCAAGTTTATTAACTAAATCAGCTTTCTCTTCGTCTATGGTTTTAAATCCAGGAGACGGTTTTTCTTCCTCTTCCATCGCGTACCCCCCTCCGCCACCATACTCCATTTCGGGTTCGTCGTCTTCGTATTCGCCATAATCTATAGGTTCTTCGCGTGGGGGTGCAGATGGTTGTGTCTGTTTACTCGGGTTAACAAATGAATCAATATCTTCCTGAAACATTTGAGGTTGTGGTGGCGTAAACTGGGTTTTCATCTTTGATATTTGTTTTTTTACAGGCTGGGGTCTCGGAACTTCAATTTCGATTTCGTTCATCAAAGCCTGTTCGTTATCATCAAGTTTCATAACATTAGTGTCTCTACGATCAAGAATAATCTCTCCGTCCATTACTCTTTATGTTGAAACTATTCTATTCTCTTTAACGCACTTTATAAAAAATGTTGTTTCAATATAAATGAAACTTAACGCTACAAATAGAAATACGATCAAAGCCATTGTCATTGTCATCGCTTTATTATGTGTACTCGCCATGTTACGTACCAGTGGGTACCAGGGTAAAGAGGTCGAAATCGAAACGATTAATACGGGTTCCCTCTTTGACATTCCATCGACTGAAGAGTGTTTGGGTACCGCATATTACTCGGATAGTAAAGGTGGGGTGTGCGACGGTCAAAAACTCGTCAGAGAACAAGCGGGTTATAAGATGAAGTAAAATCTCCAGTATATATAAATGGCTTTAGTGACTAGTCAATCTACTTTACCTGATTTTGAACATGAATATCATACGATTACGGTTGATACCATAGGTCAGGCGAGTAAAAATACGTTCACCGTTCACCTTCAACAAACACTCGAAAATGTCGTTCAGGTAAGACTTAATGCTGCACAAATTACAACTACTGGCTCTAATGTATGTTACATTTCAGTAAACGAACTCGATACAAATTACACCCAGAGAACATCGAACATATATGGATACGAAGGACAAGCGAGTTTATCAAAAGTAAATAATTCGTTTGGGAGTTTGATAAGTGGTGGTGGTGCAGTATCACAAATTATTTTTAAAGATAATTACCCAGTCGTACAACAATATTCGACGCCTATACGAAAAATAGATAGATTAACGTTTAAATTGTTAAATCAAGATGGTGTTACTATATCGGGAACCGACGATAACTTTTTTATTTTTAGATTCGTGTGTAAACAAAAAAATTTACCATTCCAGGGGAGTGGTAAATAAGGCATATTTTTAACCTCTTCTTATTATAAATGTCTTCTGGTATTGTTCAACTCATTGCAATTGGTGCTCAAGACGAACACATTATGGGTGAACCAGAAATTTCGTTTTTTACCATCAACGTTTAAAAGGCATTCTAACTTTTCACAGTCCGTAGAAAAACAGACGATACAAGGGTCTGTGAAAGGCAATTCCATGTCATCCATTCGATTTGATCGAACGGGTGATTTATTAGGGTACACGTACCTCACTATAGATAATAATACACAAGCACTTGATATTCAAAGATGGGATACACTTATCGATAAAGTTGAACTTCTTATTGGTGGTCAGGTCATAGATACACAAGATGCCATCTTTACCGAAAAAATAGCTATTGATACATTTGCAACGAACGTCTCAAAAAGTGCGAATGGTACACACCCGGGTATAAGCGCGCGTTCGTATTTTTACCCATTTAGATTCTTCTTCTGTGAAGGTCCACAATGTGCTTTACCCATAGTCGCTTTACAGTACCATAACGTCGAATTACGTATACACTGGGGTCCAGATGCTGGTAATTATAATTTTGAGTGTTATTCAAACTATTATTATTTAGATAACGAAGAGCGTGGTAACCTCGTTTCTCGTAATCACAATCTAATCATAACACAGGTTCAAAAAAGTATTCCATCAAATGAACTTGTTCAAGAACTCACGTTTAACCACCCCGTTAAGTACCTCGCATCTTCGGATACAACAACTGAAGGTGCTTTAACGTCTACAACCAATAAAATTAAAATTGAAATAAACGGTTTAGATATTGGTAATTTCAAATGGGCAAAACCACATTTCATAGACGTTATGAACTATTACCACACAAACTTTGTCACTTCACCTGATTTTTTCTTATACTGTTTTTGTTTATCAACGAGTTCACTCCAACCGACAGGAACACTCAATTTTAGTCGTTTAGATTCAGCGAAGGTCGTGAGTCAGTCCATGGTCATTTCAGACCCAATATACGCAGTAAACTATAACATACTTCGTATCGAAAATGGTATGGCTGGTCTCATCTACGCAAATTAAAATACGTACCTATATTAAATGGTTAAAAACATACCGACCATCGAGCGGTCTACCAAAATCCGGTTTGGTAAATACGCTACGGACGACCAGGGCGAAAACACGATCGTATTCAATGCTTCAAATGCAGCTATAGATACATCAGGTCCAGGGAGTATTTACATGACACCTTTACGTTCGGAAGATATAAGAAATACCGATGTTAAAATTTTAACGTATAACCGAACTACAAAAGAAGTTTTAGATTCAAATGTAACTTCAGATGACATTTTTTCCATGAACTTAGAATTTGTAACGAATAATGATAACGTTACATCAAATACAATTCGTTTTATAAATGATACGACTTCGTTTGTAACAACTGGTAATGTCGGTATACAAAATACAAGTCCCACGCACGCACTCGATGTAGGTTCAAATGTTTACGTAACCAAAGATGGTGAAGTACGCGTGGGTCCGTCCATTTTAATAAATTCTAGTGCAACTAATAAAATTCAAGTCTCTGGTAGAATAGATACAGATTCAATAACTTTAGACCATATTGGTTTATCGAACACTAATCCAACCATAACGGGTTTAAGTTTGGGTTCGAGTACGTTTTTACGACACCCAACTGATTCCATAAACGCATTCAGTACATCTGGTAATGTAAGCGCTGCGTTTTACCACGGCGATAGTTATTTTCTTTCAAACTTGAATTTAAACAATATCGTTTTACAAGGTAATACAACCGCTTCTAGAACAGTTCAGTTTAACTATGCAAATGGTCCAGCTTTGATC